TTGATGAGATAGCCCTTCAGAACCCACGTAACTCAACAGAGGAGGTATGTGATGAGTTCATCCAGAAGTATGACAGATACAAACCTTTGGTTTACTACTACGGTGACGCTTCAGGACACTCAAGGAAGGTAGCAGCAGCGAAGACGGACTTTCAGCATCATTACGAGGTTGTTGAGTTTAAGCTACGGAAGTACCTGGTTAACGGGAGTGACAGAACTTTAATCTCAAACCCTTCTATCCCGCTTCGCAGGGACTTTATGAACCGCATACTGGAAGGTAAGCTTCCTATCAGGTTTATTGTCGATGAGAGTTGTCATAAGATGATAGCTGACCTGCTTTACACGAAGCAGGCTATTGACGGGACAAAGGACAAGCATATTGTCGAGGACAAAGAGACAGGCGACAAATACCAGAAGTACGGTCACTTTGGCGACTTACTTGATTATTGTGCTGTGGAGCTATTTAAAGACTACTATAATGGGTAAAAGATTTATCTGTAAAAAATGTGGCCATTGTCAATATGATGATGATTATTGTGTTAACTGTGGCCGTTATGATAGTTTTGAATCATATTATCCTTATCAATTTATTGTCTGGTTATTTTCATTTGGTAATAAACATATAGAAAGAGTTGGTGTTGGATGGAGAATATCAACATACAAGCAGGACGAATATTTTAAAGAACGAAACTTGGATGAAGTTTTTGATTATTGGATTAATGAAATAATGGGTAATCCGGCCTTAACGGGAATAGGCTGATATTTCCTCTCTCAGGGTAAACAGGGGAATAACAGTTAATGAAATGTGAAGATGAAAAAGGAAGATGGGCTGACATTACTGAAGGAGATAATAAAAGACGAAAAGACGCACGAGGATTATAAGCGTGTGACATTACTTGCCGACAAGTACTACGCCATGAAGACTGGGGCGGGTATTGAGGATATGCTGCATAAAATAGAGACAAGGGTAACAGATGAGGAGTTTAAGCAGATAAAGAAGATTTATAAATCAATCATCCCTTCCACTCTCAACTCGACAAAACTGCCTTTCCAGAAGGCTGTCCGCAAACAACCCCTTGTCAGGATGATTGACTACGGGGGCGATGCTGAACGTAAAAAGCTTGAACTGGAAGAGTTCATTCAGACATACTGGGGTGACAAGTCACTTGAAGAGTACTTAGAGTATGCTTATATAGACTACAACTACATTGACCCGAATGCTTTCCTTGTAACGGAGTTCGACAACTTCGACAACAAGTCAGAGAAAGCCAAACCTTATCCGTTTGTAGCCAGTTCTGCCGAGGCTGTGATGTTCAAATACAACAATGAGATACTTGACTACCTTGTTGTGAAACTGCCTACAAAGTTTATGGATGGGGGTTTTGAAAAGGATGGGGTGAAATATACAATATATCTGGGAATGGATACTATTGTCTATAACGAAGTGTCACATGACAGAACAGATGCGGAGTTTCTTGCAAACAGGTATTTCGAAGTTCTTTTCTACGAGCCAAAGAATGAAAAGGTGCCTGCTGTAAGGTTTGGGTATATCCGTGACGAAGAGACAAAGGGAAGTACGTTTGTCAGTTTGTTTCATTGTGTGATAGGACTTCTGGAAAAGACCCTCAAAATAGATTCAGAACTTGACTTATCAACGTCAATGGTTGCTTTCCCGCAAAGATACCGTTATGTGACAAAGTGTAATAATCCTGGGTGTAACAAGGGATTCATGCCAGATGGTAACTCCTGTTCTGTCTGCCAGGGGACGGGAGTTCAGCCCTTCCATAAAGGGACGCAGGACATTGTCACTGTCAGCCTGCCGAAGAACCCGGAGGAAATGATTGACCTGACACAGATGGCTTATGACCACTCACCGGACATTGAACTGTTGCAGTTTGACAGCGACTATCTTGAGAAGCTTGAAAAGAAAGTACAGGCAAAGATGTTCAATGCTGACCTCTACACAAGGAGTGAGGTGTCAACGACTGCTACCGAGAAGATATTAGAGACTGATAATTTAAATG